ATTTACTCAAAACTTTAGTGGTATCGTAAACAACTCACCATACCAAAACAATGGTTGTGGTTATTGGGCTGTTATTTTTGATGGTAATACATCTGGAAACTTTAGTAGCAATATGCTTATTATTGATCCAGGTAACTTGACTAGTGGTAACAACGCCCACTCTCAGAATATTGGACCTCTATCTTTTGGTACTGAAAGAGGAAGTTCTTCAGCACCTTGTCAGGTGATTTGGGGAACCACAGATGCTTATAATGAGTATCGTTATACAAACGCTTGGACCCTTTGGTTACATTAAAGAGACATGGCATCTAGAATTAAAGTTGATGAAGTAACGAATAGGAATGAATCGGGAGCCGTAAGCTTCCCGACTGGAGGTGCTTCTTTTAGTGGTAATGTAAATGTTACTGGAAATATAGATTTTACTGGTACTCTATTACAAAATGGACAACCATTTGTAACTCTACCAACTCAGGATGTAACTAACATTGGTGCTGTTCTGAGATCTGGTGGTAGTAGTGGTCAGGCTTATTGGGATGAAGGTGGAGAAGGAACTGCAGGAGGTGCGAATCAGGCAGCATATAAAGCAGGATTTGATATAACCAGAGGATTTAGTCAGTGTGGATATCGTGGAGGAACCTCTTACAAGAACGTTAATAGACTTGTACACTCAACATTTACTCAGAGTAATCTAGGAGATTTAACTACATGGTCAGGTGCTTATATTGACTCTGCATGGAACACATCATTTAAGAGTTACATATTCTGTACTGGAGATAGTTGGAACGCAACTACTGACCTAGTATCATCTATCAGTATGGTGACAGAAACCAATACTGGTGCAGCAACCTCTATGGCAGGAACAAAACATAGAGCTACCTGCATGAAGAAAGATTTTACTTTTGCATATGTACATGGTGGTGGTAATAGTAGCAACTTGGTAAAATATAACTTATCAACTGCTGCAAATCAGTTTAGTACAACCCATCCCAATGGTACACAGAACAACCCTGCTGGTGGACAAGGTGCTACTGTAGGTTGGATTGCTACTGGTAGTAAACAAAGTTTCAACTTCTCTACCGAAGTATTCCATGGTTGGACAGACGGACCAGGAACTGACGGTACTAACAAAACACTCTCAAGTAGAAATGGTTTTGGGTACTGGAACACTGGTGGTGGTTATCGTACTTCTAGTGACTGGCATGTAAGAGATTCTTACAATGGTGGTCGTAGAGCATCTGTCAGTAAAAATGGCATAACTACTGGTGAGGAAACATTCCATACTGGAAATGAATATGGTTTCATTTGTGGTCAGTATGATGGTTCCCAGAATAACAATGGTTATCTCTTCACTTATGCAAGTCATAGTTTCCAAAGAGATAGTCGAATGGATAGGAGTGGTCCTCCAGGATCAGCATCTGCTGCTGGTTCTGAATACGGTACCTTAATGTACGGATACACAGGATTCTAACATGAGCGAAGAAATTAAACTAAAGTACTTCATAGGAAGAAGAAGTGATGATATTGATTGGTTGTCAACAGCCAATATCATCTGGAATATGTTTGGTATCTGCGTATTTTCCGTAGAAGAAAAATGGGTTAGAGATTTATATACTCTACCAAAATCATATGAAGAGATAAGTGAAGATTTAGGTAGGTGGGGAACCAAGCACTTTGGAGAAATTCGTGCTGTAGTTAAAGTTACAGATGAAGACCCTTTATCTGAAGATGATGAGTATTTACTTGAAGAAGTTGGTGATGGTAAAACTAAAGTTGAACTACCACAAGAAAGATTTGATGCTGCCATAGCATTTATGAAGTTAGCAGCAAAACTTATTATTGAAGATCAATATGATCGTAAGTTCCTTACACTCAAGGCAGAAGAATCTAAGATTGAACAGTTTCTTTGGGAATCTCAGATCAGAGAAGCGAACAATTTGGATGGTGAAACACCTGTTATAGATAGTATTGTAGCTGTTAAAGGTTCAACAAAAGAAGAAGTCGCTGCTGCAATTAAAGCAGGTCAAGCAGATTTCAAAGAAAAAGTAGTAGCTCTTTACGCAGATATGCTGAAGATCAAGCAAGAATTCAAATCTTGTGCTACAATAAAAGAACTAAACGTACTTTATCAGAAGTACATGGGTATGCCAGTACCTTACAAACAAGCAGAGGAACTTGGTCAGACTCATGAGGGTCTCAATGGAGTACAAACCGTAGACAACGTGGAGCCTGGATTAAAAGTTTAATTATTTTATACTATGACTGAGATTACCGCCCAGAATATAGAGGATTGGGTAGAAACCTCTATGCACTATGGCATGACTGGAGAGCAAATTAAAAATTTTGTTATCAATTCACATGTCACTGATTTTCGTCAACTACGTCAAGCTCTAATTGAGATTGAAAGTAGGAACCATGAAAGGAAGAAAGTAAAATTAGATAGAAAGAGAAAGACTGTAAAGATACGTCAACTTGAAGAGAAATTAGAAACAGAAGATGATCCTTTTGAAAGGGAACTCATCGAATTAGATATTGCTGAATATAAATTAGACTTAGGTAAGTTTGATGTGAGCATACGTCAGTATGATCATGAACTGGAACCTTTTATGAATTATGTTCGTAAGCATTATAAGTCCATTGAAGAGATGGGAGAAGCTGCTGACTATACTGAAGAGGAAGAAAGAAAATACTGGATTGCTCGTATGGGTAAACAGGCTGCTATTGACATATATGCTAATGGTAGAATAGGTATTGGTAATATGGATTCTATTGCTATGATGAGAGAGGAGGATCAGATCTATGCTGTCAGTATAGCAATGCAATATTCAGGAATGCTTAATGCAGGTATTGCTAAGGTTCAGAATAGTATGAAACCTCAAATTGATAAGATGTTAACAGATGGAGAACCACCTAGGTTCCCAACCTTCGATAACATTGAAGATAACCTCAACTTAGAATTATTCAATCAACTGACAGCGGAACATAGTAATGAACAAAAGAGTCTTCAGTCTACCGATAAATCCGAAGCTGAGTGAGCACTTTGTAGTCAATACATTTCTTCCGTTCTTAGAAGAATATAAAGAATACATATTAGATTTATATTTCACTTGCAGAATCCCCCCATTCGATCAGGATGCTATGGGGGATTGTTTTGCTGAGAATCAAGCTTTAATACAATCTGCATGTTATATCTCAAATAAATCTAATATTCCATTATCAGCTACATTTAATAATATATGGGTGAGACCAGATCAAAAGAATTTAGATCTTTGGATTGAAAATTTTGCTCCCATTTATAATGCTGGTGTTAGAGTGGTAACACTACCACATACATCATGGGTATCTACTGGTCAGATTCAACAAGCATTTCCAGATCTGTTTATTAAGAATACTATTCTTAGAGAAGTCACAAGACCTAATGAGATAGTAGCATTAGCAGAGGCTGGATTTCATTATATAAATCTTGATCGGGATCTCATGAGAGATCGTGATCAATTAATTCGTATTCAGAAGGCAAAGGATTACTGTAAGTTCTTAGGTAAACCTGTCATGTTATCAATGCTAGTCAATGAAACATGTTGGGGTGGTTGTCCTATCATGCCAGAGCATTATCAATATAATAGTACAAGAGGACCAAAGGATCCTATATTCTTTGCTAGTCCTATTAGTAGAGTATCATGTTCTACTTGGGATGTACAACATCCAGAGTATGATTTAAAAGCAGCAAATCTTCCACCATGGAGAGATGACTGGTTAGAATTTCTTGAGTTGGGTATTGATACTTTTAAACTACATGGTAGGGAAAGTATGATGAGACTTCAAGAGAGTATGGATCTCATCAAAAGATGGGCAGCTAAAGAGGAATATATGTTTCCAGAATATATTAAATATAATGCTCAATTGGAAATAAAAGATTCTCCTGTTAGGATGTGGAGGCAGAAAATAAAAACATGTAAGTTTGATTGTTGGGATTGCAACTACTGTGAGAAAGTAGTAGAATCTCATATGAAGAAAGCTGATCTGATTGTACATCCACAAGTAGAAACTTGTATAGAAGCATTTATTAATTCTGGTAAGTACCTATCAAATCATAAGGCTTATGATCCTAAAGATCCTGATGC